GAAATAGGTGTTTCTTATCGTGACTACTTCAACGGAGTGATTGAGGCAGAAAGAGCGGAGCGACTCGAAGCGGAAAAGAAAGCCAGGGCAAAAGCGAGATTGATGCTCAAACTCAGAATGGAGGAACATTATGACATTTGAGGAAATCGAGAAAAGGATGGCAGAGATCAAGACAGCTGTCGAAGCTGAAGATGCTGACATCGAAGCCCTCAGCGCAGAGTTTGATTCTCTGCTCGAGGAAAAGGCAAAGCTGAAGAGCAATGCCGAAGAGAAGCGTGCGCTTCTTGAGAAGGTCGCAAACAGCGACATAAAACCAATCGACCAGATTGAAGAAAGGGAAAACAACATGGAAGTAAGAGACTCCAAAGCTTACATCGAAGCATTCGCAAATTATTGCAAAACCGGGGACGATGCTGAGTGCCGTGCGCTCCTGACTGAGAACGTAACTGGCGGAACTGTTCCGGTGCCGACATTCGTCGGTGAAATCGTCGCAAAGAGATTCTCCGAATCTAAAATCCTGTCCAGAGTCCGCAGAATGACTGCGGCAGGAAACGTCAAGGTCGGTTTTGAGATCTCCGCACCTGCGGCAGGCAAGCACACAGAAGGCGGTGCCGCTATTGCCGAAGAGGCTCTGTCTCTGGGTATCGTTGAACTCAAGCCCGAAACCTTCAAGAAGTGGGTTTCTGTTTCCGACGAAGCACTCGACAGCATGAGCGGTCAGGCTTATCTGGAATACATCTATGACGAGGTTACACGTGGCATCGTCAAGGCACGTGAAAACGCTGTTGTTGCGGCAATCCTTGCGGCTCCGCAGACAGCAACAGCCACACAGCCCGCAGTCGCTAAGACTGGCACAGCGGCAGGCGCAATCGACGATCTGATTCAGGCTCGTGCGCTTCTGTCCTCTGCGGCTGAAAACCTCGTGGCGATCATGACCCCGGCTCAGTACGCAAACTACAGATCACTTCAGCTCTCTGCTTCTTACGCAGTTGATCCGTTTGACGGTCTCGAAGTACTGTTCAACGACACAGCAACGGCTCCGATCATCGGCGACCTCGCAGGCGTTATGGAGAATCTGCCGAAGGGCGATTCCATCGAATTCAAGTATGACGACAAGACCGACATGAAGAAGGATCTGGTCAACGTACTGGGCAGACAGCCGTCTGCGATCGCAGTCGTCGGCAACAAATACTTTGCAAAGGTAGCCGCATGATCATCGAACTCACCAGAGACACAGCTGTGAGACTCTCCAAGGGGACAGTGATCGAAGTCTCTGACGATGAGGGGAAACGGCTGATCGCCTTCCACAGCGCAAAGAAGGCGAAGAAGGAAACAAAGAAAAAGAAATAAGGAGACACAGACATGGGATGTGATGCAAAAGCTATGGCACTGAACAGAGTGAAGCTCGCTCTGCGCATTTCGGAGGACGAGTTTGACAGCGAGATCACTGATCTCATGTCTGCCTGTCTTCAGGACTTAGGGATCGCAGGTGTTGAGCCTGTGCTGACTGATCCGATCGTCCGTCTGGCAGTAACCACGTATGTGAAGATGCATTTCGGCGAGCCGGATGAATACGACAGGTTAAAGAAGTCATATGACGAACAGAAAGCACAGCTCAGCATGGCATCGGGGTTCACTGTATGGACAGATCAAGCGTGATTTATCTGATCTCCGAAGAATTCGCACCGAATTCGATGGGAGTGCTTGAGCCGACCGAGACCAGACGCAAGGTCTACGCACAGCATCAGTCTGTCACGGCTGATGAATGGTTTGACGGCGGGCGGAACGGTCTAAACCCTGATATTAGATTCCTTATGTTCAGACCGGAGTACAGAGGCGAACAGATTATCGAGTTCAGAGGGCAGAGATACGCAGTGTATCGCACGTATGAGACACGCAACGACATCATCGAACTGTATGTCGAGCGGAAACAGGGGGATGTATGAGCAAGAAAGTGGGAGTCGAGGATTTCCGCATGGAGGTCATGCAACTTCTTGATGAATACGGCAAGGATGCCCGGATGGTATTAAATGACACCATCCCAGAGGCGGCTGATATCTGCGTGAAGATGATCAGAGGCAATTCGAGGAAGCAGACAGGCAAGTATGCCAAAGGATGGACGAAGAAACAGCAGTATTATCGTGGTTTAGGCACCTCTTACGTGGTCTATAACCGGGACAGATACAGAGTCGCTCATCTTCTGGAACGTTCCCACAGGATCAAGAACCAGTGGAACACATACGGCTCAACAGTCGGCGATAACGTCATCAGAGACGCTACCGACTACACAGAGCAGTGGCTTGTCACGGAAACAGAAAAGAGGCTTAAAGGATGACATTCGACGATATTTATGATGCGGTTCTTGAGACAGGCTTGCCTGTGGCAGTGAACTTCTTCGAGAAAGACATCCCGAAGCCGCCTTACATCGTGATCACGTACACTCAAAATAACGATATGTACGCTGATAACTCTAACTATGCAGAGATCACTCAGATCGACATCGCACTCTATGCTGTGCGAAAGAATGCGGCTCTGGAGCGTTCTGTTGAGAGCGTTCTGAAGGAGCATTTCGGCTCTTGGTTCAAGAGTTCGGAGTGGGTCAACAGTGATCATTTGCAGGAAACCATTTACACTACGGAGATGACTATTAATGGCTAATAAGATTAAATACGGCATCAGAAACTGCTATTACGCAGTTGCTACCGACACAGATGGTGTACTTACTTACGGCACACCGAAGCGGCTTGCCGGAGCTGTCTCTCTGTCGCTTGAGGCACAGGGAGAATCTAATCCCTTCTATGCTGATGACATCGTATATTTCCAGAGCATTGCCAATAACGGATATTCGGGATCTCTCGAGCTTGCTCTGATCCCTTCCGACTTTAAGGGTGATGTACTGGGCGAGCTCACAGCAACGAACGGATTACTGGTTGAGAAAGCCGACACAGCGACAGTCGAATTTGCTCTGCTGTTTGAATTCCAGGGCGACGAGAAGGCTACCAGACACTGCATGTACAGATGTACGGCAACACGCCCGGCAGTCGCAGGATCAACCAAGGAAGCAAGCATCACACCGCAGACGGAGACGCTCAATATCACGGCTATGCCTCGTATCAGCGATCAGATCATCAAGGCATCCGTGCCTCAGTCTGACACTGGCGCATATTCAACCTGGTTTGACGCAGTAGTCGAACCGGAATTCTGAGAGGAGAAGGTATGGAGAGAACAGTCAGAATTGATGATAAAGACGTAAAGTTCAAAGCGACCGGAGCAACGATCAGGATCTACAGGCAGATGTTCCGCAGAGACATTCTTGAGGACATGGATAAGCTCCAGAAAGAGGCGACAGAGGGGAAACTGTCGGCTGAGGCTCTCGAGATGTTCGAGAACATGGCTTTCGTCATGGCAAAGCAGGCAGATCCGTCTATCCCGGACACTGCGGACGAATGGCTCGACCAGTTCAGCATGTTCTCTCTCTACCAGATTCTTCCAGAAATCATTGCGCTGTGGGGCTTATCCTCCACAACGCTTTCCGACAGCAAAAAAAAAGCACTCGCACAGACCGACCTTTAACAGTCGGTCTTTTTCTGCTGAGGTGCATACAGATTGGCATACCGATGTCTGATCTGGACGAGTTGGATTTAGGGATGATCTTGGACATCATGACCGAATCATCGAACGACTCGGCAGAGTGGACACAGGTAGCCACACAGGAAGACTTTGACAGATTCTAGGGGGAACCATGGCAGGAAGCAGACTAAAGGGCATCACTGTAGAGATTGACGGCAACACCACCAGTCTCCAGAAATCTCTCAAAGATGTAGATAAATCATTAAGGGATACTCAAACCCAACTTAAAGACGTAAACAAACTGCTGAAGTTAGATCCTTCAAATGTTGATCTGCTCAAGCAGAAACAGAAACTTCTGACGGATGCAGTAAAAGATACTAAGAAACGGCAGGACGAGCTAAAGAAGGCTCTGGAAGATGCCAAGAATGCCGGAGACACCGAAGCGGCAAGAGATCAGCAGGACAGGCTCCAGAGAGAGCTGATTGAGACGACTCTGAATTTGGAAGACCTGCAGGATCAGCTTAACCACTGCTCCCCGGTTCTTGAATCCATATCAGCCAAGACTGGCGAATGGGCAGAGAAGACTAAGGGCATTTCGACGGTAGCAGCTGGTGCGGCGGCGGGTATGCTAGGCATGGCTGCAAGTGCCGCATCAACGGCGGACGATTTGCTGACGATGTCCAACGTGACCGGGTTCAGCGTTGAAGAATTGCAGAAGCTTCAGTATGCAAGCTCATTCATTGATGTTTCATACGAAACGATGACCGGGTCGATCCAGAAACTCACCAAGAACATGGCGAACGGCTCGGATGCTTTTGAGAAGCTGGGTGTGGTCATCCATAACTCAGACGGCTCGATGCGTAACGCAAAAGATGTCTGGTATGACGCTATCAAAGCATTAGGCGGCATTCAGAACGAGACCGAAAGAGACGCTGTCTCTATGGAGCTCTTTGGGAAGAGTGCCATGGAAATGGCGGGCATTGTCGATGACGGCGGCGAAGCTCTGATATCGTTAGGCGAAGACGCTGAAGCAACCGGGAACATCTTGAGCGGCGAAGCGGTCGAGAGTGCTGTTGCATTCAATGACCAGATTGATGAATTGAAAGCCAAAGCATCACAGGCTTTCCTTGAAGCGGGTGCTTCTTTAGCTGAGACATTGGTTCCGGCTCTGGAGAAGCTGGTCGAAGTAGTAACGAACGTGCTGAGTTGGTTCGGCAATCTGGACGGAAGCACGCAGGCTCTGATCCTGAGTGTGTTGGCTTTAGTGGCGGCAATTTCCCCGGTATTGGGAATGATATCGGCAATATCAGCGGCGGCGGCGGCTCTGAACGTGGGCATGTTGCCAATGTTGGGAACGATCGCATTGATCATTGCGGCAGTGTCGGCGGTCATTGCGATCGGTGTTGCACTGTATCAGAACTGGGACACCATCGTAGCCAAATGCTCGGAATTCAGTGCTAATGTTCAGGCTAAATTTGAGGAGATCCGGGCATCCATCGGCGACAAGGTGGAAGCGGCAAAGAAGAAGGTCTCTGATGTATTTGAGAGCATCCGGAAGACCATCAAAGAGAAGATCGATGCGGCTAAGGAAGCGGTGAGCGGAGCAATCGAAAAGATCAAAGGCTTCTTCAATTTCTCATGGAGCCTTCCCTCACTTAAGATGCCGCACTTCTCTATCACTGGCGAATTCTCGTTGGTTCCACCGAGAGTGCCACATGTTTCCGTTGACTGGTATGCGAAAGCTATGGAAACGCCGATTCTCTTGAACGGTGCGACCATATTCGGAGCAATGAACGGCAACCTGTTAGGCGGCGGCGAAACCGGTCAGGAAGTCATCCTCGGGCTGAACAAGCTGAAAGAAATGAGCGGAGAGACCAACATCAACATCGTTATCAACGCAACACCTAACCAGAGCGAGGCAGAGATTGCCCGTATGGTCAGCAGACAAATCCAAAATGACATAATGAGAAAGAAGGCGGTATTCGGATGACAAAGCACTCTATTACTTTTGGCGGACTGGATTCCGCCTTTTTTGATATCTGGTTAAGCGGTGAGGGAACATTTGCGGCACCTGAGAGGGATGTGAAGAAGGTCTCTGTGCCGGGAAGGAACGGCGATCTGATGATCGACGGCGGCAAGTGGGAGAACATCGACGTCACTTATCCGGCATATATCCATACGGATTTCTTCAATAAGTTCGAGGACTTCCGCAAAGAGATCTGTCGGAAAAGAGGCTATCAGAGATTAGAGGATACCTATCACCCGGACGAGTTTCGGATGGGCATTCTTACGGACGGATTAAATCCGGGCAATTTCGTGAATTTTTACAGATCTGGGCAGTTCGATATCACATTCAACTGCAAGCCTCAGAGATTTCTGAAGTCGGGAGAACAGCCGATCCAGATTCTTTCGCCTGTGGTCTTTACAAATACCATGTCGACTATGATTCTTCCTGTTTATGAAGACGTGAAAGTCACGGCACACAGTGCGGACACGTTGACTGTCACGTTAGAGACGTTTGACACCAATAAGGCACAGCTGACAACGCAGAGCGTGACCTTAACAGATGGGCAGAGTCACACATTCTCATTTCAGGCAACAGACATATATTTCAGAATTACGTTCTCTGGTTATGAAGAGCCTGACGAAGCGTCTGTTACGGTCCAGACCACCACGTTAAACGGCGGCACACCGATCGCATTAAATGCGGAGATGGGGCAGTCGATTAAGATCACGAACCCGACAGGATACGCCGCAAAGCCGTTGATCAAGATCTATTCTTCGACATCTCCGAGCATGGCAATCACAAACTACGTTGGCGGAGAAAGAGAAGACTTCTACGAGTTTCACGTCAACGCAACACCGTCGGACGAGATGACGATCGACTGCGATCTTCAGTATGTTTACGACGATGATAAAAACAATCTGACGAGATATTTGTTTCTCTCAACAGCGGAGAGCGCAATCGGTGAAGGTTTGGTCTTTCCTCAGCTTGGCGAGGGTGAAATCGAATTTCACTCATATTACACAAGCGACATCGGACTCGGATTGGTTGAGATCTATCCGGGATGGTGGAAGTTATGATTCCGAGACTTTTCGAGAAGGATGCACGGACGTTCACCAACTTCGGGCTGTGTCCGTTGGTTGACTGTATCGAGTGCATGGTCACAGAGGTCAGGAACGGCGAATATACATTAGCCATGGAATACCCGAGGGACGGACAGTTCGCCCAGGAATTAAAGCCTGACAGAATCATCCTGGCTGACCCGGCAGACGACACTGCAGCGGAACCGTTCCGGATCACTGAGGTGTCGTTCGACATGAACGGCAACATTGACGTTCAGGCTGAACACATCAGTTACCAGCTGAATGACGTAATCATCGGCAAATGCTCACGTAATACAAGATATCCGGCGGCGGCATGGGAGAGGGCGGACGAGTATAAGCTCACACCGAACCCGTTCACTTTCACGACCGACATGACTGACGCATCCCAGACTGTGCACCTGTTCGGGTGCGATGTGCCTAGATCTATGCGGCATCTGGTAGGCGACACAATGGTCGGGCTCTATGGCGGCGAACTGAAATGGGTTAAATACCAGGTCAATTTCCTAAAAAACCGGGGGCAGAATAACGGGGTAAAGATCGCATACACCAAGAACCTGACTGGACTGGAGTATGACATCGACATTAGTGACGTTTACACCGGAGCGGTCGCATATTACTCAAACACCGATACATACGTGCAGGGCACGGTGCAGACGATTGCCAATGAATATTCGTTTAACAGGGTGCAGGTGTTGAACGCATCAACTGAATTCGACAGCACGCCGACAGCCGCACAGCTTAATCAGTATGCGGCGGACTGGCTCGCCTCAAACGGCAACATTCCATCCGTTTCGGTGGATGTGAAGTTCGTACCGCTCTGGCAGACGGAAGAATATAAAGACTTCTACGGGCTCGAACACGTTTCTCTGTGTGACACGGTTGAGGTGATCTATCCGCCTCTGAATTTAGACGTGACGGCTAAGGTGGTTAAAACCGTCTATGACGTACTGGCGGACAGATATGACGAGGTTGTGGTTTCATCGATTAAGGCAACGCTTGCGGACACGATCTACGATCTGATGAGGGGCGGCGATGTTTAAGACTCCGCAGGCTTTCTATGATGCCGTGATCGGCAAATCCATCGACATGGACGGCGCATATAATGCGCAGTGTTGGGACTTGTTCGACTTCTACTGTGCAGAGCAGGACGTGACATGCTCCAGATACTGCGCACTCACAGGCTATGCCGGAGACTTGTATAAACTCCGCTATCAGTATGGCTACGACAAATTTTTTGAATTCTTCTATCCGAAGAACGCAAAAAGAGGCGACTGGTACTTCTCCGACCATCATGTGGCAATGGTCTGGGATGTGTACTCAGACGGCTCTGTTCTTCTTTTGGGGCAGAATCAGGGCGGCAAGAAGTGGGTCACACTAAAGACCTATAAGCTCTCTGATGCTCTTGGCATGATGAGATGGAAAGGGTGGATCAGCATGAACGGATGGGTGTCCAGTAATGGCAAATGGTGCTTCTATCGTGACGGCGACAAGCTGACCGGGTGGCACAAATTAACCTGGTCACAGGGTGAAGACTGGTTCTTCTTCGATTCGGATGGTGTGATGGTCACCGGGTGGCGGAAGATCACTTATAAAGGGACTAAACAGTGGTTCTATTTCAATTCATCCGGCGCAATGGTCACAGGCTTCACGGAGATTGACGGCAAATGGTACTTTCTGAACGATGACGGCACCCTCTTCTCAGGTGAGAAAGTGCTGACGCTGTCATTTGATGCATCTGGAGCAATGGAGGGCGAAGCATGAGTTTCCCGGATTTCATG